TTTCCAAGAAAATCACCTGCTGCTTGATCTATATTTGGACTTTCCATAGGAGCGGAAGTATAGGAAAGTAAGTTTGGATTCTGAGCTTCTAAATCCCAATTAGTAGGACCATTAAATCCCGTCCTATCGTAGTATCCTTCCTTAGGAAGAGTATATCGAAAGTTTCTTCTTCTTAAAGCTCGTCTAGGAGCAGTAATATTAGCAGTAGTAGTTGATTCTAAGGAATCAGTGATTCTATCTACATCTGCTCGTTTAAAAGTATTCAGTCCCCCTCTTCCATTAGATGTTCCTGGGTATACTAAGCCCATAGCTGCTCCACTAATCTCAAAGTTTCCTAGTACAGAAGCTGAAGTGTACAAAGCTCTTGTATCATCTTTATCTAGACCCACATAATCCCAGCTAACTCCTGATGCTACCCACTGGTCTTCTGCACTTGTATTTAGGTTTACCTTGGTTATCGCATGAGAGGGAGAAAAGATTCTTGAAATTCTAGCAGCTTCTACTGGAGCATAACGGGAATCCCCCTCCATAGTAGTTTTAGAAAAATCAAAGGTATCAGTATCAAAATCAACAAATAAGTGAGATGATTTACCGTTCCACAAACCTAATAAGTTCTTCTGGTAATTAGAACTATTAAGTATAACATCGTTATAGTTTGTAGGTACTTGAACAGAACTAAATAACATTAGGAATTCGTTAAAGCTTCCTAAGTTGGTAGTAGTGTTAACTGCTCCACTTAAAATGTAGTTCTTTACATCTGTTACAAAGGAGTCTTTAACGCCAAAGCACTCTAGCCTATCCCCAAGCACCTCCACCATGTCCCCACTTATTGGGCAGTCTGCATAGTACTTAACTTCTTCAAAAGGAGGAATGGGGTAATTAACTCTCCCCCTATAATTAAATACAAAATCTATATCCCCTGTTGCAGATAAATAGGTTGGTCTTTCCGTTTGTGGATGACCCAACCCTGCCATGTACACCCCCTCTCCTAGAGGACCTTTACTATAAGAAGCCTTCCATGCATCATATTCCCCATTAATGTCTGCTATTCGTTCTAAATATTGATAGTCAGAGTCTTCTATTTTGTGAATATGGAAGGGTTGCATCTCAGTATCTCCCACAATAGTATAAATCCCTACAATATCTCCATGTATATCTAATTCCAACAACCTCAATGGATTATAATCAATTCCTCTATAAGAAAATTTATCAGGATAAGCTCTGTACAAATCTAATAGGATAGAGTCGGTAGCAAGTTTAAGGTTCTCTTCTAAACTACTCGTATTATAAGCTCCTACTCCTCCTGCTAAAGCTAAAGCAGGAGTCCAAGTAGTTAAATCTCTAAAATGAGGTGATTCAGTTCCCAGGCTGTACCAAATGAGGAAGGGAATGTACGATTCCCATAACTCAGATACATTTCCAGAAACATCTAAAACTGAGTTACTAATCAAGTTATTGATTGCACTCTGAATTGCGATAATTGTACCAGACTTCTTATACAAAGCTATTGCATGTCTAAGTTGATTTCTCCATTTAGATGGCGAAGAGCCAAGAAGCTTCCATCCTATAAGGTCTGCTATGTTCTGAAGGTACTCCTCTGGGACATTTTCTATGTCATAAATTAATCCTATAAGCTCTACTTGATTAGATATATCTTCAAAGCTATAACCCATAGCTGTTAAGAATTTTCTAAAAGGACCTTTAGCAATTTGATCTGTTAAAGATATAGACGCATCCATATAAGAATCAAAAGCATCTTTAACTGTAAAATCTTCTTGATCAATGTAAAGAGGAGAATAAATTACATCTATAAGGGTTAATAAAGAATCTAGTTTTTGTGTGCCGCTAGTATAGGTTGCTACTATTCCAGCACTAGGATCTTTTATAGCGTCAGCAGTACCCGAAGTGTAATCACCAGGAAGAAGTCCCAAATTAGAAAAAGTAGTACATGTCTCATAGTTTCTCCAAATAAACTCTTCAAAACCTTTTACTCCATCAACAGTAGTTAAATTTTGTCCATCAAAGACCCTCTCTAAAGAACTTAATACATATCCAGAAGGATCCCACTCCAATCCTCCATCAGCAGAAGTATTTAAGAAGTAAAACCACCCTAACTTGTCTACTAAATAATTATGAACACTACTAGGCTCTGTATCTCCTGTGAGAGAAGAAAGAGTACTTATATTTTGTACTATTGGACCCTCTTTAGATCCAGTAGCGGGAATAATCATGGGAAGAAGCGTCCCAGAAAGATATGATCTAAATTCCGCACTAGTATTATAATTAACTAAACTAGTATTAAGAGGTAAGAGAATATTATTTTCTAATAACGCAGGAGATAGCTTAGTTAATTCATTTTGTTTAACAAAGTACTGGGAAATACCAGATATATTATTCAAAGAAGAAGTTTGCGAATTTGCTACAGCAGACAAGGATAAAACGCTGGCGATATTGTCTGCTGCAACTAAATTAGTATTTATAACTTGAGATAAAGTATTAATCTCCCTCCCACTAAGAGTTATATCCTCTTGGGCATACACCGCAGGAGTAATCTTCTCTAAATAGTCTACAAAATTACTCTTGAAGTACTTTCTAGGAGAAGGTGTATACTTATTTTGGCCCATTAGTCTAAGAATTCAAGGTTAATTGTTAGGTTATTGAGTTGAATAATCTCATTAAAATCAACTCTTACATCCTGCTGAAGATTATCAATAGTGGAGTATCTTATCTCATCTATTTCAAAAATAACTCTGTTAATATCTGCAATAATTAGAGGTTGTCCAAAAGTTCTATTATCAACATTCAAATAGTTTAGTACCTTATTTCTAACCTTAGAAACAATAGACCCTTTGTTCGGTTCTTGCTCCTTATCAACTCTTACTGTAGTCACTAAATCAAAAGTTCTAATTAACCCGTCTACAATAACTATTTCATCTGTAGCCATTTTCTTTGTGCCCATAGCAGCTAATAATTCAGTTTTGAAGTTAGGAGTAGCTTTTTGTAGCTGAAGATCGGAAGCTTTCTCTAAAATATAAATATCAAGCGTATTTGCAGAAGCGTATGCTTTTCTAGTTGCTGCGACTGCTTTACCTATTGTCCCCCAACTACTAATATAAGTATTAGCAAATACAGTATAATCCTCTAAAGTTACCAATCTATCTTGTCTTCTAAATGTTAAAGGAGCCCATTTTTTTGCATGATTTAAGGTTTCAGCATTAGAACCCCCTACAGCAACAGAAATATTTGTAACAGTTCCTTCTTTACTAATACTGTTAGATGTTCCCGTTATTGTAGCATTTATAGATCTTTTCGCAATATTTCCTCTTCCTCCTCCTCCCACTCTATAGGTTACAAAATAGGACGCAGTATCATCAGGTGACACTCCAACTACCCCGTCCCCAAATACTACCGTTGCTGCATAATCATCATCATAGACTATCTCAAAAATTTTATCTGATGTACCTGATGCAAAATAAACATTATCTACCTCTGTATATGCTCCACTTGCGGTTGCAGTATTAGAATTAATATATACATCTATACTTCCATCTACCACAGGACTTTGAGTAAGCTTAATGCTCTTTACAGCCTCTGTAGCAGCAAATTGACCACTATCAGTTACTAAAGCTCCCTCCTGTAGGACTAAATTGCTATAAATAGTACTAGTATCGTTACTATTATCAGACTCCACATCGTACAAAGAAATATTTCCTGTACTATTAGCTGTATCGGCAAATCCATTAATTACTTTATATAAAGTGAAAGAAAGTGCTGCGCCATCTACTGGAGATACTGTAGAAATAACTCTATTTGCAGGAGTGAGAACATAGGGGAACCCTGCTACTGGGGAGTCATCAAAAGTTATTTGTGCGTCTGTGGCTGCTGATAGAGGGCCGCGCATTCTAACCCCAATTAATTGGAGTAGTTTTTTCATGCTACCTCTTTGCGTTGCTGTTGCAAAAAAGTTTTCATTAGCTAACATATCAGCTTTCATAGACAACACAGCACCCTGATAAGCTATAAGTTCTATAAACATCATCCCTAAGTCTGATTCCACAAAATATTGATACTCAAGAGGATAAACTGCCTTTATATAAGCAATTAAAGATTCTTTAAGTGAAAGAAAATCCGTAGCAGCAAAATTTATTAAAGTTGGCTTCTTAAATTCAGGTAATTGCGCCAATTTCATAAAATCTGAGCTTAATGTTCCAGAAAAATTCATTTTATAAGTACTCCTACATCAAATACAGCTAACTCATTCTCATCTAATTGTAACATTAGAGTTACAAACAAAGAATTTCCTCCTGATGGCCCATTTACTCCAGCAGGAACTACGGATATTTTTTTTACTGTAGCCCCTACAATATATNTCTTAAAAGAATAGAGGACTTCGTTTTTTATAGCTTCAAAAGTGTTTTCATCTAAGGGCTGAAACAAGAATTTTCTTAAATTACATCCATATTTTGGTAAAAGAATTCTCTCTCCTCTTTCTGTAGCGAGTAATTGCTGTACGGAAGCCCTAATCATATACGCCCCGGAAGATTTACTAAAAAATCCTCCTAAAGACCTACTTTTCCCCAAAGGATAGTCTAATCCATATATAACTCGCTCATGTTTAGTCTCTTTGAACTGAATAGAGCGAGGTGCTACTTTTCCGTAGATATTAACTGTTTGATTAGCTGCCATTAGATTAGAATAGATTTAAAGAACCCTTGTTGGGCTTTATAATTTTTTAGGACCTCATTACTATTTAGGGGTTTAGAATAAAATTTCAAACTACCTAGATGACCACGATAACTGCTTACGATACCCCCTCGGTCGCCACCTAAGAAGTTTCCGCTTTTATACATTCCGTCTGTATAACCTCCTCCTACAATCCAAGGAGTATAGAATGAATTAAGTCTAGGACCTTGTTGCAATGTGGAAGGCCCATCAACTGTAGTACTGGAATACTCAAAACTATTGTTATTCTTAAACGAAGGTAGGTTTATTGTTTTATATGGTTCCACTCCAAAAACGGTATCAATAGAAGAGGTAGCTAACAAAGTTCCATCAGCATAGAATTTTATTGTATTTGTTTGTGGGGATACAGTAATATTAAAAAGCACAAATTGAGAAGATACATTCCCTAATAAAGTATTGGAAGACAAATCAACTTTCATCTTATAGAAAGTAGGTGCCACCCCACAACCAGAAATATCCGTGTTGATCCAAGAAGCAGAGGATGTATCTCTTGCCTGGGTAGGTGCAATAAAGAAACTTAATGAGGATGCTGGGTCATTATCGTAATTACTATTACTGTATCCTACAGAGTCCTGAGTAAGCCTTCTATCCCTAGTAAAGCCGCAAATAAGCCCCCTATTGAAGTTTCCTCCCCTCATATTTTGTAGATAATCTAGATCTCTAAGGGCTCCCGTCTCATCTAAAGCAGAGGAGCCTACTGTGGCTCCAACATTCTCACAGGACAGAATAGCCTTGGTTAATGCGGAAGTTGTAGAGCTTAACCAACCAGCCTCTCCTTCCATTATGTTTGGAACATATGACCAAAACTCCATACTAAACCCACTAGGACTATAGGTTAAATCTCTATACTTTGAAGTGTCAGGTAATCTCACAAAAGAACCTAGAGCCGAGGCCGCTACAGTATCTGTACTTTTGTTCTTCACAATTCCTTCCAGATATGGGATTGCCAGTCCTGATACAAAGATCGAAGAAGAATTTGTTGCAACTAACTTTGCATTATTGTACATATCTTGAGTAGCACAATTGGTAACAAAGAAGTCTGTAGAGGACGGGAGTACTACTTTAGTTTCTAAGAAATTATAAATGGAGAATAAACTATCCTCCTCTATTAAGTCTGTGAGGGAAAGCACCGTTCCTGATGGGCTCCCAGACGGAGTATAAATAATACTACCTTTTCCAACAGTAGGAACATTTAAATGATGATATGTTANGCTTGGNGGNTTGGGGGCTGAAATAGTAAAGACAGGATTAATGGGATAAACCATACCCTCAACCTCTCCCTCCTCAAAGATTAAAGCCTTTTGCTGCTCTAATTGAACAACTAGATTGTATGGCTCTAGAAAGGAGAAATCATTAATAGGTATATCTCCTGGAGCGAATATGGGTGCATCAGCACCTCCATAAACTTGAGGAGCTTTTATAGCTACCTCTATCTGCTTTTTGCGTCTATCAATTTTACTATTATGATTAGCAAGTTCAGAAATAATTAACTGTCGCTCATTGTTAACTATAGAAGAGTCCTCCCCGTAAGTGCCAATAAACGAGACTAGATCTCCTGACAAATCATACACATGCTTGTCTCTCTGTTGTTTAAGCACACTTAAAAAGTGATCTGAATCATAATAAGCTTGCATACCCTTACTGTCATCTACTAAATCAAGATCAAACATATTATCTGAAAACTTATTCAGAGAATCAATAGAAACTGCGTCACCTTTTCCACCAAGGTTTGGATCATA